TAAAGCTAAAAGGGTAGGCTTGAAGTGGTGTGAGTTTATGATGGATCTAGAGAATATAGAGGATATGCCCTCACAGGGTGTAGGTGAGAATTGGGAAGAGATGGTGCTCTCTTATAACCTCAATGATGTTATTGCTACTAAGGAACTGTACAATAGATTTAAACATGAGATAGAGCTACGCAAGGCTATTACCTTGAGAGATGGTGTCAATGTTATGAATAGTACAGAGCCTGATATGGCTAAGAAACTATTTGGTAGATATCTATCCAGAGCTATGAGGATTCCCCTCAATGATTTGAAGAGTATGTCTACTAATAGAGATGTAGTACATGTCAAGGATATTATCTTTCCTTATGTTACCTTTAAACAAGAGAAATTTAAAGAAGTCCTAACACACTTCCAGTCTCTTTCTCTTAAGAATAAGGATAACTTTGAGAAGATAGTAAACTACAAAGGCATTCCTATAGTCTTTGGATTAGGTGGTATCCACGCTGCCCCTAAGAATAAGGTATATAGTAGTGATGAGAGAAATATAATCAAGAGTTTAGATGTAGTAAGTTTCTATCCTAATTTGATGATTAGAAATGGCTTATGTCCAGCACATCTACCTAGAGAAGTATTTCTTCCCTTGTATGAGGGTTTCTTTAATGAGAGAAGAAGCATACCAAAATCTGACCCTAGAAACTATATACTCAAAATTTTGCTTAATGCTACTTATGGCTTGACAAATGATGAGTATAGTTTTCTAAGAGATAGAGCAGTAACTCTCTCTATCTGCATTAATGGTCAACTCTTGCTAACTATGCTACTAGAGATGTTAGCAGAGAAGATGCCCTTAGAACTTGTTATGATGAATACAGATGGTTTTGAGGTTAGAATTCCAAGAGAGTATGAGGAAACCTATAGCTCTGTTTGTAAGGAGTGGGAATCCTTAACTAAATTGGAATTAGAATTTGTAGACTATCAGAAGATGATTATCTCAGATGTTAATAATTACATAGCAATCTATACTAATGGTAAGACAAAGACTAAGGGCAAATATGAGTTCAAGGATATCCCACTTCATAAAAACAAGTCACATGCAATTATTCCTTATGCTGTTTATCAGTATTGGGTTAATGGTATTGCTGTGGAAAAAACTGTTAAGGAGCATAGGAATATCTTCGACTTCTGTGCAGGAGTAAAGGCAAAATCATCTGCAGAGAGAGGGCAATCCTCTTATGAGTTGCATAGTATAGCAATACAAGATTTAAAAATAACTAAGCTAAGTAAGACTGTAAGATACTATATTTGTAAAGAGAACCATGATGGCTATCTGATGAAGAGATATTCTATTGGAAGTTTAGAACAAGTAGAAGCTCCGGCTAGAAAGGGTAGAATCTTTAAAGCATGGACAGTTAAATACTTTAATAAGTACTTCCAACCAAAGGAATTCTCAGACTATAATATTGATTATCAGTATTATATAATGAAAGCCAATGAGTGGATCTCAGAATTTAATGAGAAACAATTATCTTTATTTTAGTTATGTATAAAGTAGTAGAAATCCAAGCTTACAGTCATACTGGCATTGATGGTAAAACTTCAATAGTAAATCCTCATGAGAATATAGGTGTGGGATATTTTAAGAATGAAGGGGACAATATATACTCCTTAGTTTGTACAATATCCCATAACCTTGGCTCAGTTGAGGAACAGAAGAAGTATGCAACTCTAATATCTACTCTCTTAAATGAGAATAGAAAATATGTGTTGGAGTAGTATTTAAAGAGAATATGTGAAAAAAAATAAAGAAAGTATTAAAATTCTAGGTCTTAGTAAGTATAAAGATATCTCTGAATTAAAGCAACAACTCTGTTGGTATGCTAAGAAAAGAGCACTTAAGAAAGGCTTAGAATTCAGTATTAAACCTAAAGATATACACATTCCTAAGAAGTGTCCTATCTTAAAGGTTCCCTTAATATGTAGTACTAGGTACTCTCCATCCATAGATAGGATATACCCTGATAAAGGATATATCAAGGGTAACATAGCTATTATTAGTTCCCTAGCTAATAGTATGAAGGCTAATGCTACCCCTCAAGAATTATTAATTTTTGCTAAAAACATTAAAAAGTATATGGATTTATATGAAGAGGTAGAAGTGGATGAACTTCCTATTCCACCAGATCCAGATGAAATAAGTAGACTAATGAATGAAGATAACTAAAAATCAGAAACAAGCTGAGATAGTAAAACTCTGGGAAGACAATAACAGAGTAGGTCTCTTAACAGCAGTAGGGTCTTTTGGAAAGACAATTACTGCAATCAAGTGCTGCAAGGCACTACCAGAAGATACCACAATTCATGTTGTTGTCCCTAGACAAATTTTACAGGAACAGTGGATTAAGATTCTTAGTGAATGGGGAGTAAAGGCACAAGTTTTTGTTGTTAATACATATGTAAAAACCAGTATGGAAAGTGACTTTCTGATACAGGATGAGATACATATGTATTCTAATGATGAGGCTGTTGTCTTTAACCAAGCTGTGCTAAATAGCAAGTGGAAATATTTCTTAGGCCTATCAGCCACTATGTCAGAAGCCCACATAGAGACCCTTTCTAAGAGAGGTATTACAGAAATCTGTAGTATTACTATGAAAGAGGCTCTGGCTAATGAATGGGTATCACCAGTTATAGAGTATAATAAGATGTTGGACTTTACAGAAGCAGAAGCTAAGCAATATGCTGAAGCTAATAAGATGTATGAGTTCTACTTTAAGACATTCTATAATAGGTTTGATGATGTAATGGCATGCTTATCTCCTGCAGGTAGAGATGCTTATCTGTATAGAAGGAATCAAGGACTACATCCAACTAGTCCTGCATACCTAGATCCAGGTAAAGCTACTGTGCATGCAGTGCAGTTTAATAGATGGCTTAAGAAAAGAAAAGACATTATTTACAATGCTTATAATAAGTATGAAGAGATTCTTAATATCATTGCTGAACACCCTGATGATAGGTGTATTATTTTTTCTGAGAGTACTTCTTTTTGTGATTATCTTCACACTATTCTACCCAATAGTGTACTTTATCACTCCAAGATTACTACCAAGAAAAAAAGAGATAACTTGGCCTTATTCTTAAATAAAGGAGTACAATATCTAATAGGTGCAAAGAGTGTAGATCAGGGATTTGATGATAGTAGTGTTACACTTGGTATTATAGCAAGCAGTACTTCAAGCAGTACTCAGCATAGACAACGTCTATACAGGGTAACTAGGTATGAGAAAGATAAACTTTCATATCTATATAATCTAGTAATAAGAGGCTCACAAGAGGAAAGTTGGGTAAAGAGTAAACAGAAAGATACAAGAGCTGCAATAATTATATAGAGTCTTTTATAGAAGGGTTAGGATTTTTAAACAAGTAAATAAAAGACATGCTAGATTTAGATAAATGGGTTGATGTCCTTGTCAGGTATGATATATCTGCAGAAGAATTAACCTATCTACTCTTGATTTATAACAAGAGGTTTGATTTGGTGTATAAGTATAGTAACTTTACACCGAAGGATGATGAGGTAAGACCAACTTCTGCTACCGAGAATATGGTTGGCAAAAGAATAACTCTAACCTCCAAGTATGGAGTTAAGGAGAATGTCCTTGTCAATGGTAATAGAAGTAGGAGAGCTATAAATTCTGAGATGATACTCTCACTTGCAGAGAGGGGTCTAATTGAGCAAGTAATTCCAAGTACCAAGAATACATTCCAACTGGATTATTTTGAGGTAACTGAGAAACTTGCCAAGGAACTCTTCTTTGAGGTAGATAAGCATATTGATGAGCTTTATGAGGTTTATCCTGCTTTTACACTTATTGAGGGGAGACAAGCATTTCTTACCTCTGCAGACAGGAATCTGATGTCCATCCTGTATGCAAAGAACATTAAGAGGGACATCAAAACCCATGAGGAAGTAATAGCTAAGGTCAAGGCTAATTATGGAAACTTGAATATGAAGATAGAAAACTTCATTAAGAGCAAGTTGTGGGAAAAATTGACTATTGAAGAGAAAGTAGAGAAAGTAAGCTCATTATGAATTTAGAAGAGAGAATACAAGCTGGCCTTGATGGTAAATTCCAAGGCCTCTCTAATGGCTTCAAGAGAATTAATTCTGAGATACATGGTATCCAGAGAGGAGTATACACCTTACTGGGTGGTCTATCAGGTACTTATAAGACTACTCTTGCAGACTTTATGCTATTAAATGCTATAGAGGATGCAGAAAGCAAAGGACTGGAGATCAATGTATTCTACTATTCCTATGAGATTGACGAGTTATCCAAGAAATGTAATTGGCTTTCCGTCATCATAAGGAAGAAATATGGAATTATTATACCTCCTGAGGTTATTAAAGGTTTTGGTGACAATAGATTGAGTCCCGAACAACTAGAGTATGTCAAAATGGAAATACCAGCAGTAGAAGCTTTGTTCTCTAAGATAAATTTTAGATTTAAGAGTACTAACCCTACTGGTATCTACAATGAGATGTGGCAATATATGTCTTCCAAGGGTACATTTACTTATCTAGATTATATAGATAAGGAGGGTAATCCTAAGAAGAAGATTGATAAGTTTATACCTAATAATCCAGAAGCTTATACTATAATAGTCCTAGACCATCTGCTCTTACTCCAGAAGGAAAGAGGCTTCTCAGATAAGGAAATTATAGATAAAGCTTCAGAATATATGGTAGAACTTAGGAATATGTTCAATGTTTCTTGTATCTTTATATCGCAATTTAATGATGGCTTGAGTTCTATAGACAGAGCCAAATTTAAAGGTGTAGATATATCTCCGCAAATTACTGACTTTAAGAGCTCTAGAAATCCATATGCAGATGCAGATGTAGTACTTGCTACTATGTCAGCTTTTAAGATGGATATGAGCACATGCTTAGGCTATGATATTAATAAGCTTAAAGACAGTTTTATTATGCTGAAGGTAATCAAGAACCGTTTAGGTAGAGATAATATTGCCATAGGATTGCTAGCCAATCCAAAAGCAGGTAGTTTCTCAGAACTACCACCTGCAAAATCTGAGGATATGCAAATAATTTATGATTCAATAAGTTAAAGTATGGAACTTCCAACAAGTAAAACAAAGGCCACTCTAACAGATCCTGGCAAGTTAATTATTTATTCTAAACCTAAGACAGGTAAAACCAGTCTACTGGCAGAATTGGATAATAATCTTATCATAGATTTAGAGAATGGTACTCAGTATTATGATGCACTAAAGGTTAGTATTAACTCTGTGCAAGAATTAATGGACCTTATTAAAGCTATCATAGCTGCTGGTAGGCCCTATAAGTATATCACTCTAGATACTCTAACCAAGTTGGAGGATTTAGCACTACCTTATGCACTTACTCTTTATAGGCAAACACCTATGGGTAAGAGTTTTACAGGACAAAATGTGCTAGATCTTCCTAATGGTGCAGGTTACAAATATCTGAGGGATGCCATGACAAACCTACTGAATGCCATTTATAAGTGCGCAGATAGGGTAATTCTTCTTGGTCACTTAAAGACCACTAACATAGAGAAGAATGGCAAAGAAGTATCTGCCAGAGAGTTAGATCTAACTGGCAAAATTAAGAGTATGGTCTCTGCTGATGTAGATGCAATAGGGCTTCTATATAGAGGTGAAGACAACAAGAATATTCTGTCCTTTAAGACTACAGATGATGTTATCTGTGGTGCTAGGCCAGTCCATCTTAAAGACCAGGAAATAGTTATTTCTGAGTTAGTAGATGGAAAATTTATTACCCATTGGGATAAAATTTATAATCAAAAGTAAAATTTAAAACTATGTTTCAAGTAATTGCAACAACAACCAGAAGGTTTAAGAAAACTCATGTTTGGGACCTTCGTGCTAAGAATGATAAGCTTGAGTTCTCTCCAACATTCTTTAACTTAAGTGAGTTACAGAATAATGAGCTCACATTTGGTAAAAGTAATGATACTTACTTGCTTCTTATCTCTCCAAATGGTCAGTTCTATAAGAAGACTTCTAGAGGTGAGAATAAGAGTAGAATATTCTCTAATCCTACTCTTTATCAGTATCTTACTTCTATTGGAAATGTCTTCAAGTTAGAAGTATTCCAGAAAGATGAGACTGGTACTTACTACAAATTTACTCCCATTACTCCAGAGGATGATGAGGAAGCTCAGGAAGTAACTCCTGAGGTAACTGTAGGAGAAGAAATCTCTAATCAATATCAACTTAATTTCTAAAATAAATAATTATGTTTAATACAAGTAGTGTAAAAGCATCTGGTGCTTCTATTAAGCCAGGCATTAATGTTAATGTTCCAGTAGAAGCTATTTTTGAACCTCTTAGAAAAGATGGTTCTGGTGATCCTGTCCTGAGTATTAGAGTTACTGATACCAACATCAAGAAAATTATGTGGGAGCCTAAGCAACTTGGCAATACCCAAGGCCGTGCTTGTCCATTTAACTTTGAGTTTAATGGCATCAAAGGTCAGAAGGGTGTTGAGATGACTGATGAGGTTGCCAATGCTCTTGAGATGATGGGATTCATCAGAGATACTAAGACTGTCTTAACAGCAGTAGTTGGTGATGTTACTGTAGAAGGTAAAACTTATGCAGAGTTTTGTAAGAACTTTGTAACTGCAGTAGGTTCTGATAAGACTGCTGATGTTAAGTTGGTTTATGGTAGAAGTGGTTATCTTGAGTTTGCCTCTAAGGGTTACATTGCTGCTCCTAATAGCAATAAGCTGACTGTTTCCCCAGCTGATGTATTAGTGAAGCCAGAAGTCAATGCTGACTTTACAAGTGCTCCTGTAGCTGCAGATCAAGAATTACCATTCTAAGTGAATGTATGTCTCTAATTTAAGTAGGGACTACATTTTCAAAACCTTTTCTCAGGAAGCCATCTTTGAAGCTTATGGTATTCCAGTAGTCAGAGGTAACTTTGTAAGTCCCTTGAGGAGAGATAGGTCTCCAACATGTGCATTTCAATATTCAGGTAATATCCTGCGCTATTATGATAATAGACCAGGAGAATTCTGTGGTGATGTTATTTCTTTGGTTATGCATCTAAAACATCTTACCTACCAAGAAGCACTGTTGGATATCTATAAGACTATGAAAGCTTTAACTTTATTATCTAAGGATTCTAACCTTAAAACAGAATTGGATACCACCATTTCCTTAGATAATAGCTCTCTTAATCATTTAACTAGGAAAAGTAAGATAGATTTGGTAAAAAAAGAGAGTACTGAGATTAAAGTTAAATTCAAAGAGTTCTCTAACAAGGAACTAGAATACTGGAAACAATATGGAATAAGCTTAGAGACTTTACAGAGATTTAATATCCATTCTTGCACCCATCTTTACATTAAAACTAAAAATGGAGACTTTGAAAACTGTGTAAGAGGCAGTGAGATGTGTTTTGTATACATCTTTGCTGACAACTCTGTAAAGGCATACTTTCCTGAAAGGGAGACCTATAGATTCATCTCTAATAGTAGATGGATCCAAGGCTTGGAATATTTAGATAATCCTAAACTCCTAGTTATTACTAAGAGTTATAAGGATGTAATATGTTTATCACTATTCAATATACAAGCTATTGCTATGCAGGGGGAGAGTGTTCTCCCTCCAGCATGGCTTGTAAATAAGTACAATTGTGTGTATCTTGCAGACAATGATGCTCCTGGTAAGAGAGCTGCTGT